CTCATGTAAGTCAGTTCGCCGGTGGACGGCCAACAAAACGGGATGGGCCAGCCTGTCGGCCGGGGGCGGGCAGGGCAATTGGCGGTTTAAGGGACACGCCGAAGATGCTTTTTGGAAATGGGTTTGTTCCTGGGCGCGGGCGTGTCGTAGGCCGTCTGACCTTGGGTTTGATAACGACGGCTTTATTCTCCCGCCCTATGACGAGCGCGACCATGTTGTAAAAGCGCGGACGCGGGCCGACGGTATGCTTTTTGATTTACCGGCAACTAATTTTTTTGAGGAACGCGAAGAAAGGCGCCGGACAATTATTGAACGTTGCGAAATGGCCGCCGACCTTGTATGTAAGACCGGCCGCCCGGCCGTGATATGGTGTCATCTTAATCCCGAGGGCGATTTACTGGAAAAGATGATTCCCGATTCCGTCCAGGTCAGTGGACGTGATACGGACGAAAAGAAGGAATCCGCTTTTGAGTCGTTCGCGGCCAGCGCAACGCGAGTACTCGTTATTAAGCCCAAGATCGGGGCGTGGGGGTTAAACTGGCAGCACTGCGCCCACGTCCTAACCTTCGCCTCCCATTCTTATGAACAGTATTATCAGGCCGTTCGGCGGTGTTGGAGGTTCGGGCAGAAAAATCCCGTTGTGGTGGATTTGATATCGTCCGAGGGCGAGGTGTCTGTAAAGGACAATTTGCGGCGCAAGGCAGACGCGGCGGACAGGATGTTTTCCGCGCTTGTCGGCCACATGAACGATTCCATGAAAATCGAACGCGGCGTCAAATACAAAACCAAAATGGAGGTTCCGTCATGGCTATAACAGAACAGAAAATTGAGGACCGATACGCAATCTATCTTGGCGATTGCATGGAGGTTATGCCCAAGATAGATGCCGAATCCGTCCACCTGTCGATTTACTCTCCGCCATTCGCCGGGCTGTATCACTATTCGTCAAGCGAAAGGGACTTGTCAAACTGCCGGGACTATGCCGAGTTTTTCCAGCACTACGAATATGTAGTCAAGGAAATCTATCGCGTTACGGTTCCCGGCCGGATGACCGCCGTTCACTGTATGGACGTTCCGAGTAGCAACACCGGTAAGGGCGATTTTCTCATGGACTTTCCCGGCGATATTATCCGCCTCCATGATAAGATCGGATTCAAATATGTCGCTCGGTATCACGTCTGGAAAGAACCGTTGACCGTTCGCAATCGGACCATGACGAAATCCCTTGCCCATAAAACCATCGTCGATGATTCGTCAAGGTGTACCGTTGCCAGTGCGGATTATCTTTTGGTCTTTCGGCGCAAGGGTGAGAATCCCATTCCGATTAGTCACCCGAACGGATTGCTTGAATATGCCGGGGGAAGACATATCCCGGCCGAGCTTTTACAGTATCGCGGATGGAAGGGCAATCAGATCGAAAACAGATACTCGCATTGGATATGGCGCCAATATGCCTCCGCGTTTTGGGACGATGTTCGGCTTGATCGGGTACTACCGTTTAAGGCGGCTAGGGACCAAGAGGACGAAAAGCACGTCCATCCGTTACAGCTTGACGTGATCGACCGCGCCCTCGTCCTGTGGTCTAATCCTGACGAAATAATATTGACTCCTTTCATGGGCGTCGGGTCCGAGGTTTACGAGGCCGTCCGACTTGGGCGGCGCGGGATCGGGGTTGAATTGAAGCCATCTTATTATCGGCAGGCGGTGAAAAATATCGCGCATGCCCAAATCGTCAATCAGGGCGGATTGTTTGAAGCGTTGGCGGAAAAGGACGACGGCAACGTAAGGGGCCAAATCCGACAATAGGGGCAAAAACCTGGACACGATAGGGCAATTTTGAGGCAAAGTCCGCGCCCCCAATCTCTACAATCTCGATAAGGATTGCCGAAAATAGTTAAAAAAAAGACTTGACATAGCAAGGTAGATTAGAGTATATTATAGGTGAGGATGACAGGGAAATGAAAAAGACAATGACTTGGCAGACAAGAGACGGACGACACGAACTCAGGGTCGAGATCGAGCTCGTAACCGAGCGCCACGTCAGCGCCGACGGCGATGCCCTGACCGTCCCCTGTTGCGAGATTGTCGAGCAGGCGTACATTGACGACGCCCCCGAGGCCGGATGCCTGACGATGCTCCCCGAGCCCGTCGGTGGGGCCGTGGCTCGCTGGGGACGGATCGGCCTTGAGGCTGACCGCCTGGCCGAGTATCGCCGCCTCCGGGCCGAGATTGAGGCCGCCCCCGAGTGGCGGGCCCATCAAGCCGAGATCGAGGCGGGATTGGCCGCCCGCCGCTCACACGACGCGCACACCGCCCGCATTCGCCGGGCGATGGCGGAATAAAAAAGGAGGAACTAAGACGATGAGCACACGCACAGTTGGCGGACGCCCCGTGCACAAGACGCGGGTGTTTCGTGAGGGCGCGTACTGGCGCTGGGAGATCGTGTTGACTGATGGATCTCGATACGTAGATGGGGGCAATTACCGGACGGAGGACGCGGCGCGGGACGGCTTGACGGCGGCGCTTGACGACGACGCGCTCCGCGCCCGGAGCCGCTCCATCTACCTGCCGGACGCGTTGTGGAAAAAGATCGAGGCGCGGGCGAAATCGGACGGTCGGTCTATCTCCGTGCTGGTCGCGACCGTGATGACCGAGTATGTCAGCCGAGAAAAATAACCTGGACGGCGAAAAGAAATAATCAGAACTCCACGGGCGGGCGGGCCTGGACGGACCGGGCCCGCTCGTCGTGCCAGCGTAAAAACAGCAGGCAACAGATCGCATGATCCAGGTGGCCTTCCCCCGTCTCCGGATCTACCAGCTCCCCAGACTGCCACGCCGTGAGATGCCTCATCATCGCCGCGTAGTATCGCCTCACCGGGTCCGGGACGTGCATCCAGTTATCGGGGCTATATTTCCCGGCCCCAAACGTCAGCACGCGGACAGCCCCCTCTAGAGTAGAGAGCGGCAGCAGATCCCACCGGGGCTTCTCGTGGTCGTGCTTGATGCCGGTCATTCCATCGGCTCAAAAAAACCGACCCATTCCGTTTGGACGCGGGCCGTCAGCTTTTTTCGGTCGTTGAGCGTCACGGTCACGATCCACCCGCCGACGTGAGCGGCCGACGCCCTCGATGCCATGAACGGCGTCTGGTCCTCGAAGCATCCGACGTCGACCCCGAACACGTTCCGATACGAGGGAAGCGTTTCCGCCTTGTGATAATGCCCGGACGCCAGCATGTCGGGCTTGCGCCCCCCGGCGATGCTCTCGATCATCTTCTGCATGCGGTAGCTCACGGCATAGCTCGTGCCCCCGCCGGGATGAACGAGGCGAACATGGAAGGTCATTCCACTTCTGGCCTTGAGGATGACATCGCCGACATCCTGGCCGACGAATTTCCAATCAGCCCGGGCGGCTTCCAGATCCGGACCCGCCACGAGCCCGATCAGCTTTTTGAAAGAGGCGTCATGGTTGCCGGTGATGAAGTGCGTGGTGATCCCCTTGGCCTTGGGCGCCAGGGCGGCGAACATGTCCCGCTGCTCGGGCCAGCTGCGGCCGTTCGGGTGCAACTCGAACTCCTGGCCCTTGTAGACGCGCCAACCGGCCAGCACGTCCCCCGCATGCAAAACATCGGTAACGCCCTCCCGCTCACATGCGCCGTAAAATACCTTGAGCGCGTCTGGCCTCTGATACAGGCTCCCGAAATGAGTATCGCCGATCAGCCCGAATCGGATCACGTTTTCGCGGCCCCGGATTGGGACCTCATACGGACGTTGACGGCGAACCATCAGGTCCAACGCCTCGGATAGCTCTGCGATATGCCGCTGCTGTTTCTCGATTTTCTCCCGGCCGGTTGGACCCTCGGCCAGTAGATCCGGGAGCTGAGATACGGATATCGTTTTGGCGCTCATGACTGGCCTCACATATCCCGGAGGCGGACGGCCTCCGCGATGTCTGTCTCGTGCCCCCAGAAAAATTTCCCGTCCGTCGAATCATCGAGCCGGAGGCGGACGCGATGAGCGCGGGCCAGGTCGGGGTTATTCTCAATGGCACGGCGGAATCGACTCCTGTCACGTCCGGCGGTCAACCGGCAAAGCTCGTCCTCCGGCATCAGCGTTCCGCGTTTGACGTCCGCGATGGTCCGGCGAATGGCAGCCGCAACGTCAAACCGCTCCCGAACGGCGGCCAGCGAAACCGAGGCCGGCGGGGTTGATGTGTTGGGCGGCAGCGGCGCGGAGACCGGGACCGGCGGCGGCTGCTCTCCGCGCCGGACGGCCTCGATGGCATCATGTCGTGCGCCCGTGCTTTTTGCAATCCTCGAATTGGGCCAATCCGGATGTCGCTCAAGACAGCGTTTTATTTTTTCGGCTAAATCCATATTATCCTCCTGTCATGTCGTTATTGCGAGAGAGCCGCGCCGCCCGGACATTTCCGCTTTCCATCTCGGGGCATGTCGGAGTCGTAGGATTCGGCGCGGCCCATCGTGTGCTCTCAATCGCGTCCGGCTAGCGCTCGCTGTTCGGCCCATCCGGCCAGGGAGATATCCTGGACCCCATAGGCCGGCTCCGTATGAGCGTTCAGGGTCTGATAGGTCAGGCCCCGATCTTTGATGATTGCCCGCATCCGCCGGCATTGGTCGATCGACGGCAGCCGCATCATGCCGTTGGTGTACCCGGCCGCGTGTCGATCCTGACCGTCTCCGTCGATCTCCGCGCCGGGGAACCGGGAGAGAAAATCGAGAAGCGCCGTGTCCGAGTTCGGCCCGTGCACCTGCTCCACGACCCCGTATTTACGGACGAGGGGAACGGTCACGACGTCACGGGTGTTCGTCCCCGTGATCGACAAAACAATCCGCTCACGCCGAACGCCCATGCCGATTAGATACGTGATCCAGTACTCGTGCC